ATATCCGCGTCTGAAATGCACTGAGAAACAACACCGTGTCTCAGAACGCGACTAACGTAACGACGGCCTATTCTCAAAAGGACGTAGAGCGGCTGCGTCGCTCTCAGATTCACTTTGACGCGGGCGATTACACGGCCGCAACGGGTGTGATCGAAGAACACTTGCTGCACAATCCCAACGACCCTCAGGGGCTTGTGATGGCAGCCCTTATTCTCAAGAAAGCTGGGCGCCTGCCCTTCGCCTACTCGCTCGCCAAGCGAGCCGCCGAACTGATGCCGCAGCATCCTGAGCCGCACAGCGCGCTCGGACTGATGGCGCAGGGACTGTGGCAATTGGACGAAGCGGAAAAGGAATACCGGCTGGCTCTGGCGCGCGCCAAGAACCCCAAGCAGCGGGCGCTGTACCTGAACAACCTGTCCTCGATCCGTCTGGATACGGGGCGCTTCAAGGAGGGCATTCCGATCCTTGAGGAATCGCTCTCGCTGGTGCCTGACGACGCGATGGCCCGCCACAACTACGGTCTGTGCCTGTTAGCCGAGCGCCAGTGGCAGAAGGGCTGGGAATACTATTCCTCGTCCATCGGGTCCACCAGCCGCCTCAACATCAAATACCTGCCAGATCCGGGCGAGCCGGTGTGGGACGGGACGAAAGGCAAGACGGTCGTTATCACGGGCGAGCAGGGGCTGGGCGATGAGTTGTGCGCCGCCTCCATGATCCCGGACGCGATAGAGGACTGCCAGAAAGTCATCATCGACTGCGATAAACGGCTCACGGGGCTGTTTAAGCGCTCTTTCCCGAAAGCCTCAGTACACGGCACCCGCTGGGAGAAAGGGCTTGCATGGCCCGATGAGGACCGCCAGATCGACTATTCCATCGCCGGCTTCGAGCTGGGCCAGTTCTATCGCAACAGTGATGAGGCATTCCCCGGCACGCCGTATCTCACGCCCTGTCCGCAGCGCACAGCGATGTGGAAGTCCTACTTCGCCAGTCTCGACAAGCCGACCATCGGCATCGCCTGGTCAGGCGGGACGTGGGCGAACGCTGGCATGCACCGGAAGATGGACTTGCCGGACTGGAAGCCGATATTTGACAGTATCGATGCCCACTGGGTGTCGTTGCAGTACAAGGATGCCAAGGAGGAGATTGCCGGCACTCCGGTTGTCCAGTATCCGTGGGCGACGCTAACCAAGGATTACGATGATACGGCGGCGCTGGCAGCGGCCTGTGACTTGATTATCACCATGCAGACCAGTGTCGTACACCTGGCTGGCGCCATGGGAGTACCCACATGGTCAATCATTCCCAAGACCTCGCAGTGGCGGTACGGGGAGTCGGGCGAGTCGTTGCCGTGGTATCGGTCGGTCAGGATGTTCAGGCAGGGCAAGGACTGGCCGGTAAAGCAGATCGCTTCTGAACTGAAGCAGCGATACCGGGTGGTGACATGATCCCCCTATATGTCGGTTACGATATAAGAGAGGCGGGGACTTATCACACTTTCTGTCAGAGCGTGATGGAGCGGGCGAGCGCGCCCGTGCAGTTCATTCCATTGCACAAGCCGATGCTATCCGGCTTTGACGGACAGCAGGACGGTAGCAATGCCTTCATCTACTCGCGCTACCTGGTCCCCTATCTTCAGAACTTCAACGGCTGGGCGCTGTTTGCCGATGGCGATATGGCGTGCCTATCAGATATCGCTGAGTTGTGGTCACTGCGCGAGCAGCACTCGTTCAACAAGGCGGTCTGTGTGGTCAAACATGACTACCGAACCGTCAATACCCGCAAGTACATCGGGTCTCCCATCGAGTCGGACAACTTCGACTATCCATGCAAGAACTGGTCGAGCGTCATGCTCTGGAACTGCGGGCACTACGCCAATCGCATTCTTACTCCAGAGTACGTTTCCGAGGCGGGCGGTAAGGCACTGCACCGCTTCGAGTGGCTGCGGGATGAGCAGATCGGCTCACTGCCGCCTGAGTGGAACGTGCTGGTAGGTGAGCAAGTCATACCAGAGATTCCTAAGTTGCTGCACTACACGCTGGGCGTGCCGGGTTTCAGTCACTACCGGGACTGTGACGGTGCCGCCCACTGGTTGAATGCGTCCCATAATGCGCAACACATCGTCGGAGAGTCTGAATGGCGCTAATCACCCCAGGGTATGCCAAGCAGCAGCAGCACCTGCATGACACCACCGAATACGGGACGGCGGCGATTGCCTATGCCCCGCTGGTCGCGCAGATCATCGACAAACTCCAGATCAGCCATCTGCTCGACTACGGCTGCGGCTCACGCACCAGCCTTGCTAGAGCGATGTTCGACCGTGGCAGCACAGCACGTCCAAAGCTGGAACACATCCAGCCGGGTCACAAATTCCAGTACCAAGCCTATGACGCAGGCGTTGAGCGATTCTCTGCCGCGCCCATTCCCGCACAGATGGTGACGTGTATCGACGTACTAGAGCATGTCGAGCCGGACTGTCTGGATGAGGTACTCGATCACTTAAAGTCACTGACCGAGGCAGTGCTCTTTTGCACAGTTCACACCGGTCCCGCAGCGAAGGTGTTACCAGACGGACGTAACGCACACATCAACCAGCAACCTATGTCGTACTGGCTTCCTAAACTGTGGGATCGGTTTGAACTGCACACGGTGCAAGTGACGGGCGACCATCAATTCCATGTGATCGCTTACGCCAAACCTCACGCCATAGAACACGTCAACGGTTCGAGGATTTCCTGATGGGAATTAGCGCGGATCAGTTTGGACACCAGTCTAAAATGTGGATTGCACTGGATTGGGATTCCACGTTCACTGAGGATCCGTGGCTGTGGCGTAGATTTATCAGTGACGCACTCTCTCGCGGTCACACCGTCAAAATCGTAACAGCCCGCGATGAAAACATGATTGACGACATAAAATCGGAGATGGCTGAGTACAATATTGAGTGTATAGCTACTAACGGTCAGCCAAAAATAAAATACTGCGGCGTTCCTTTTTCTGTGTGGATTGACGATTCTCCATCATTACTGTTTTCTGAGGCAATAGAATAATGGCCGTCATCTCAGGCTACGCCTCGCTTCAGACCGCTGTCAGCGACTACTTGTCGCGCAGTGATCTGACGACGTTCATCCCGAACTACATCCAGAACTGGGAGGAGCGGTTTTACCGTAACGCCAAGAACTGGGGCCGGTGGATGGAAACGGCGTTTTCAGTGACCATTGCCAGCAATGTCGCGGCCATTCCGTCGGCCTATCTCGGCACCGTGACGGCCTATATCAACGGGCAGGGCACAGGGCCGCTAAAGCAGCTCTCGCTCGAACAGCTCTATGCCCGCTACCCACGCTCTGCTGTCAGCGGACTGCCGCTGTTCTATGCCCGCAATGCGGGTAACTTCGAGTTCGGACCGGTCGCCAATGACGGCTACATACTCAACGGCACGTACTACGCCAAACAGACGTTGCTGCGCAGCTTCGCATCCGACGCGGCTGCACACTGGATTATCCTGAACGCGCCCGATATGGCGCTCTATGGGGCGCTGCTGGAAGCGACCTCGTTCATCATCGACGATCCGCGCATTCCGGTTTGGCAGTCGTTCTATGCTGAGGCGGTCAACGACTATCGCTCGCAGCACGTCAAGGAACGCTATTCCGCTCCGATGGTGGTGGCGACGTGAAAGACGTTGCGAAAATTTACTTCAAGGAGTGGATACCGGATCTGCCTGATTTCGAGAATCCCGGCTTGACGGAGGCGATCAATACCATCCCTGTCAGGAATACGTACAAGTCGTTCCCGACCATTGCGGGCAATGGAGAATTCACGGCCGGAGCGGGCTACACCACGAATGCCGACTTTACGGTATTGCCGTGGCAGGGATTCGTGTTTTCTGAAGAAATTGCCGACACAACGGGCGTCATCATATCGGCGGGTGCGAGCGTTAGCGCACAGCAAATATGGGCGCGTGTTCTGGCTACGTCATCGGGCGTTAACACAGCGAACGGATGGATTGCTTGCGGCGCTACCTATTCTGCTGCAAGAGGCGGTGGTGGTGCTGATTTTGTCCAGTACGGGACCAAAGTTTACTTGGGTGGTCGTACGATCAATTCCATCGCTGCCAACAGCATTGCCGGTGGCGGAACTCCAACACAGGTAACGGCTGCTCCGGTGGCGAACCATCTGACTGTCATCAACCAGTTTCTGGTGGGTGCCAATCAGAACTTTGCTGGCACGTCAGGTTCCTCAAACGTTGTCCAGTGGTCATCGATTGGAAATCCTGACGACTGGCCGACTCCGGGTTCCGCAACCGCTATTGCGAGACAAGCGGGCGCGCAGTCACTGAATACCGTACACGGGATTATCACGGATGCGACATCAGGCGATGAGTTTGGGTTGATTTTCCAGCGCGCCGCTATTACCCGCATGACCTATGTGGGCGGGTCAGTGGTATTTCAGTTCGACCGGATATCCGATGGCATCGGCTGTATGTACCCGCACGCGACAGCACAGGTCGATGGCAAGGTCTATTTCATGGGCCGGACCGGTTTCTATGTCAC